CGGCGACGAATGATGAGAACCGCCGGCACTGGCAGAACGCCGACGGCCTGTCGGCCAACGCCGCCGCCTCGCCGGAAGTCCGGCGCATCCTCCGCAACCGCGCCCGCTACGAAGTCGCCAACAACTCCTACGCCCGCGGCATCGTCCAGACCCTGGCCAACGACGTGGTGGGCACCGGCCCGCGATTGCAGATGCTCACCGAAGACGCCGCCGCCAACGGGCTGGTGGAGGCGGAGTTTGCGCGCTGGGCCAAGGCCGTGAATCTGGCCGAGAAACTCCGCACCCTGCGCATGGCCCAGGCCGAAAGCGGCGAGGGCTTCGGCATCCTGGCCCTCAATGACGCCCTGGCCTCGCCGGTGCAGATGGACCTGCGGACGGTTGAGGCCGATCAAGTCACCACGCCCAGCCGGGCGCTGGCCAGCCTGACCGATGACACCGACGGCATCGTCTTCGACCCCGTCGGCAACCCCGTCGAATATCACGTCCTGCGGCACCATCCCGGCAGCCTCATCGCCGGCTTCGCCCTGGACTTCGACCGCATCCCCGCGGCCAACATGATCCACCTGTTCCGGCCCGACCGGCCGGGGCAGAATCGCGGCATCCCGGACATCACGCCGGCCTTGCCGCTGTTCGCGCAGCTTCGCCGCTACACACTGGCGGTCATCGCCGCCGCGGAGACGGCCGCGGACTTCGCCGCCGTGCTGTTCACCGACGCCCCGGCCGCTGGCGAGGCCGCCGAAGTCGAACCGATGGACGTGGTGGAACTGGAACGCCGCATGGCCACGGTGCTGCCCGGCGGCTGGAAGCTGGGCCAGGTCCACGCCGAGCAGCCGGCGACCACCTATGGGGAGTTCAAGAAAGAAATCCTCAACGAAATCGCCCGCTGCCTGAACATGCCGTTCAACGTCGCCGCCGGCAACTCCAGCGGCTACAACTACGCCTCGGGGCGGCTTGACCACCAGACCTACTTCAAAAGCATCCGCGTGGACCAGACCCGCATGGAGGCCGTGGTCCTGGATCGCCTCTTCGACGTTTGGATGCGTGAAGCGGTCCTCGTCGAGGGCCTGCTGCCCCAATCCCTCCGCAAACTCGACGCCGCCTACCCGCACCAGTGGTTCTGGGACGGGCAGGAGCATGTGGACCCGGCCAAGGAAGCCACGGCCCAGGCAACGCGCCTCTCCAGCCACACCACCACCCTCGCTTACGAGTACGCCCGCCAGGGCCGGGATTGGGAAGCCGAACTGCGGCAGCGCGCCAAGGAACAGGCCCTCATGAAGGAACTGGGCCTGACCCCGGAAACTTCCGCACAGCCCCTCACACAACCGACGCCCGGCGTCGATCACAGCGAGCAAGACGGAGAAGAGGCCGATGAGCCAGCAACCCAAGAGTGAATCCCGCGAGCTGAACCTGCTCGCCGCCGCCGTGGAAATCTCCGCGGCCGACCCCGGCGCCAACGGAAACGCGCCCAGCCTGCGGCGGTTCTCGATGACCGCCTACACCGGCGGCCCGATGACGCTGGCCGGCTGGAAGTACCCGGTGGTCGTGGACCTTGACGGCATGGCCCTGGGCGCCCGCCAGCGCCCGATCCTGCTGGACCACACGCGGGATGTGGACTTCGTGATGGGCCAGACCGAACGCATCGAAGTCCGCGAGGGCAAGCTCATGGTCGCCGGGCAGGTGATGGGCGAGTCGGGCAAGGCCCGCCAAGCCATCGCCCTGGCCGACAAGGGATTCGCCTGGCAGGCCAGCATCGGCGCCCGCGCCGAAGCGGTGGAGTTCGTGCCCGAAGGCAAGACCGCCGCCGCCAACGGCCGGCAGTTCACCGGCCCGGTGAACATCGCCCGCAAGAGTTCCCTTGGAGAAATCAGCTTCGTTGTGCTCGGGGCTGATGAGAACACCTCGGCACAGATTGCGGCCACGGCCGCGGAGGACAAGAACATGGAGACCGCCACCACTACCCCGACCACCCCGACGCCCGCCACCACCCCGGCGCCGGCGCCCGTGACCGCCCAGGCCGCGCCCGCCACCACGGAAACCGTGGACCCGACGAAGGAACTGCGCGCCCAGGCCGCCGCCGAGAGCCGGCGCATCGCCGCCGTGCGCAAGGTGTGCGCCGGCAAGCATGCCGACCTGGAGGCCCAGGCCATCGGCGAGGGCTGGGATGAGAGCAAGACCGAACTGGCCGTCCTGCGGGCCGAGCGCCCGCGCGTGGGCGTCATCACGTCCAAGGGCCAGGCCGCCGACGCGGCCGTGCTCGAAGCCGCGCTCCGCCTGAGCGGCCAGGAGAGTGAGGCGGTCCTCGTGGCGCAGTATGGCGCCCAGACGATGGAGCGCGCCCACCCGCTGCGGACTATCGGCCTGCGGAGGCTCATCGAAGTCTGCTGCCAGATGGAGGGCCGCGAGGCCCCCGGCATCGGCGCCAGCGAGTCGGAGGTCATCCGCGCCGCCTTCTCCACCAATAGCCTGCCGGGCATCCTCTCCAACGTCGCCCACAAGACCATGCTGGCCGCCTACACCGCGGTGCCAGGGGTGGCCAAGTTGCTGGCCCGCAAGCTGTCGGTCAGCGACTTCAAGCTGCACACCGGCTACCGCCTGACCGGCGACATGACCATGCAGGAAGTCGGCCCGGACGGGGAACTCAAGCACTCCACGCTGGGCGAGTCGAGCTTCACCTACCAGGCCAAGACCTACGGGCGCATGTTCGGCCTGACCCGACGCGACCTCATCAACGACGACCTGGGCGCGTTCATGGAAGTGCCGCGCCTCATCGGCCGCGGGGCGGCGCTGGCGCTGGAAGAGGCGTTCTGGACGCTGGTCCTGGCCAACACCGGCACCTTCTTCGGCGCCGGCAACAAGAACTACATCTCCGGCGCCACCACGGTACTCGGCCCCGACGGGCTGGAGCAGGCGGTGCAGAAGTTCCTGGAGCAGACCGACGCCGACGGCAAGCCCATCGTGCTCAACCCGCGGTGGATGCTGGTGCCGCCGCCGCTCAAGGTGACGGCCGACCAACTCTACAAAAGCACGGTCTTCAACACCGGCGGCGCCGCCACGGCCGCCAAGGTGCCCAACGCCAACACGTTCGCCGGCCTGTACGAGCCGGTGGTTACCCCGTACCTGAGCAACGCGGCCTTCACCGGCTACAGCGCCACCGCCTGGTACTTGTGGGGCGACCCGTCCGACGTGGCCGCCTTTGGCATCTGCTACCTCAACGGCAATGAGACGCCCACCATCGAAGATGCGCCCCCGGCGCCCAACATCCTGGGCCAGGGCTGGCGCGGCTACTTCGACTTCGGCGTCTGCCAGATCGACCCCCGCGGCGCGGTCAAGAGCAAGGGCGCGGCGTAAGCCCCGCCCCCGGAAGGTCTGCCACAGGGCAAAACAGAACAGGAGTAACGGATCATGCCTCAAGCAACGTACATCCAAGTCGGCGACTCGGTGGACTACACCCCGGTCGCCGCCGTCGCCGCCGGCGATGTTGTCGTCCAGGGCGAACTGGTCGGCGTAACCAAGCTGCCCATCGAAGCCGGGCGCCTTGGGGCGCTGGCGGTGTCGGGCGTCTTCGACTTCGCCAAGGCCACCAGTGTCGGCTCGGCGCTGGCCGCGGGCGCCAACGCCTACTGGGACAACACCAACAAGGTCGCCACCGCGACGGTCGGCTCCAACAAGCTGATCGGCAAGGTGGTCCGCGCCGCGGCCGACGCCGACGCCACGGTGCGCGTGCGGCTCAACCAGTAACGGAGGAGAGCGCGTGGACCTGCTCGAACAAGCCTCGGCCTGGTTGGAGGGCCAGCGCACGGCCTTCGCCACCCGGCTGATTGGCTACGAGCGCGGGTCCGACGCGACGGTGCTGCCGGCCACGGTCGGCCGCACCGTTTTCCGCACCGACGACGGCTACGGCGCCCAGGTCCGCACCGAGGCCAGGGATTACCTGATCCTCGCCGCCGACCTGGTGCTGCCGGGCGCCGGCCTGACGCTCCCGCAGCGCGGCGACCGTATCCGCGAGACCATCGGGACCGGCGCCGCGGTGATTTACGAAGTGATGGCGCCGGGCGATGAGCCGGCGTGGCGCTACAGCGACGCATACCGCCAGACGCTGCGGATTCACACCAAGCAAGTGGACCAGGAGGCCGCCCCATGACCGACAGCAAGACCAAACGGATCGAGTGGAGCGGCTGGGCCGGGGTGCTGCTGACGGCGCTGTCGGCCCTGGTGGCCATCACCATCCAGTGGGGCGTTGTCACCACCAAGCTCGACAACCTGGAGAAGCGCCTCGATGAAATGATCTTCGAGACGCGCAGCCTGCGCACCGAATATCAGGCCGTCGAGCGGCGGCTCGCCCACCTGGAGGGCCAGCACCAGGGCAAGGGAGGCAACCCATGAAAGCCTGGAACCTCGTCGATGTGGCCTCGCCGACCTCGCTGGCCGGGGGCACCAAGACCGTGCCTTCGTCCGCGACGCCCCAGCCGCTGGTGGCGACGGCGACGCCCTGCCGGTTCGTCTGGATCGGCGCTCGCGTGGACAACTACGCCAACGCGCAGAACTACTACCCGGTCTTCGTGGGCGACGCGGCCGGCCAGACCATCCCCGTGATGCCCAGCAACTACGAAGGCTTCGTCATCCGCATTGACGACGCCAGCAAGCTCTACGTGCGAGTCGTGAACTCGGGCGAGGGCGTGGCCTATCGCATCTTCGCGTGAGGTAGCCGACCGTGGCGATCTATTCGGTCCAATCCGGCGACTGGTTCGACCCTTACACCTGGGACGGTGAAGCGGTGCCGGACCCGTATTACGACGACGTGGTCATCGTCAGCGGCCACTCCGTCTACGCCAACAGCAGCTTCAACAACTTCGCCTCGGGCCGTTACCTGACCATCCAAACCGGCGGATCGCTGAGCCTGGGCGCCAGCGTGGGTTTTGACTCGGGCAGTTCGCTGGACATCTCCGGCAGCCTCGATATCCAGAGCGGCTACGGCCTCAACATCTACGGCTATCTGAACGTGCAAGGCGGCGGCTCGCTGGATGTCTACGGTTACTGCTACTTCGAGGGCGACAGCAAGTCCATCTACGGCTCGCTCTACGTGGGCAGCTACGCCACGGCCTACCTCCAGTACGGATGCAGCCTGACCGTCTACGGCTCGGCGTACATGGATTGGAGCGGCAACTTCAATCTTTACAGCTACGGCTACCTGTACGTGGAGTCGGGCGGCACCATGACCGTCCAGGGCTACCTTTCCGTGGACTACTCCAGCTACGTCTACGTCCGCGATGATCTGGTGGTAAACAACGGCGGCTACATCTGGGTCGCCTACTCCAGCAGTCTCTACGTCGAGAGCGGCGGGCTTCTGGCCCTGCACGGCTCGATGACCCTCGACAACTCCGGCTACTCGAACGTCGGCAGTTCCGGCAAGGTGATGGTCTACACCGACGGCAGCATCACCGTTCAGAACTACAGCACCTACAGCGTCGATTACGACGGGCTGATCGACCTGTTCGGCTCGTTCTCCGTCAGCTACGACAGCTACCTGAACGTCAACGGGGGCGGCCGCATGCGGGTGTTCCGCGGTCTGACTCTCTCCGGCCAAATCAACGGTGGCGGGCGCATCGACCTGATGCGACGCGAGGCCCGCATCTACGACTACAACGGCAACTCCCTGATCTTCTGCGACCACGCCTACGGCTTCGGCCAGACGCTGGTCGCCTGAGTACGAGGTGAACAATGGCAGAAACAACCGACCAGACCGTCGCACTCACCGACGCCGAGCGCAAGGCCGTCGAACGCCTGCGTATGACGCCGGAAGAGCGCCAAGCCGAGCGTGCCACCCAGGAACAGGCCGCGCTGGCGCGCGTGCCGGCCGAAGTCCGCCAGGCCCGCGAAGCCAAGGCCGCGCGGCTGGCGTCGATGACGACCGACCAGCGCCGGGTCTACCACCTGGGCCAACACCTTGTGGCCGTGGTGCGCATGCTCCGCGAGGAAACCAAGCGCGGCGTGAAGGTCGCCGACGTGCTCGGCAGCCCCGACGCCACCGAAGCCGAGGCCCTCACCTGGTTCTTCGACCAGGTGCAGAAGCCCAAGGCCGAGCCGGCACCGGCCGGGGGCGGAGGCAAGCCGTGAGCCTCATCACCGACATTGCCGACGCCGTGGCCGCGGAACTCAACGCGGCGCCGCCGGGCACGTTCGCCCAGGCCTTCACCGCGGCCCGCCACTACCGGCCGCAGTTTGACCTGGCCGAACTCAAGACGCTCCGCGTGTCGGTAGTGCCCAAGGCCCTGGCCATCACCAGCCTGGGGCGAACCCTCAATCAGCACGACCTGGCCGTCGATGTAGCCGTGCAGAAGAAACTCGACGATCCGACGCCGGGGACAGAAGCGGCCGAGATGGACGGCCTGATGCTCCTGGCCGAGCAAATCGCCGACTTCTTCCGCCTGCGGCGCCTGACGGCCCAGCCGTCGGCCGTGTGGGTGAAGACCGAGCACAGCCCCATCTATGCGATGGAGCACCTGGAACAGAAGCGGGTCTTCACCGGCGTCCTGACGTTCACGTTCCGCGTCATGCGATAGGAAGACAGCAATGGTCGGCGTGAAATCCAAAACCCGGCTCGACGCCCGCAAGGTCAAGAGCGCCGCCGACCGCGCCAACTTCAAGAACCTGGGCCACGCCGCCGCGGCGATCCGCCTGGCCGCCCGCCGGGGCATCAAGCGGGGCGAGAAGCCCTCGACCCCCGGCACGCCGCCGCACACCCGCAAGGGCCGGCTCAAAAACGCCATCAAGTACGCGGTGGACAAGGGCCGGCAGACGGCAGTCATCGGCCCGGACGTGGACGTGGCGGGCACCTCCGGCCAGGCCCACGAGTTCGGCGGCGCCTACCGCCGCGAGCATTACGACAAGCGTCCGTTCATGGGACCGGCGCTGGAAAAGACCAAGGAACGCCTGCCGGCCATCTGGGCCGGCTCGATTAGAGGAGGCTGACATGGCCATCAAACTCGGGATGGAAGCCAAGCTGTACCGCAACACCGGCACTTACGCCGCGCCCACCTGGGTCGAGCTGGCCAACGTCAAGGACGTGACGCTCAACCTGGAGAAGGGCGAGGCCGACGTGACCACGCGGGCCAACGCCGGCTGGCGCGCCACCGCGGCCACGCTCAAGGATGCCGGCGTGGAGTTCGAGATGGTCTGGGACACCGCCGACGCGGGCTTCACCGCCATCAAGGACGCCTACTTCAACAACACGCCCCTGGAACTGGCAGTCATGGACGGGCCGATTGCCACCGCCGGCAGCCAGGGCCTGCGGGCCACGATGATGATTACCAACTTCTCGCGCTCCGAGGCGCTGGAAGAGGCCATCACCGTGAGTGTCACCGCCAAGCCCACCTACGCCACCAATGCGCCGTCGTGGATGACCGTCGGCCCGTAAACCCCGGAACCCCGCCCCCGGAAGTGCCCGGAACTGGAGAGACCATGAAGACCTTCACCGACAACGCCGGCCGCACCTTCACGGTGGCCGTCAACGTGGACACGATCAAACGCGTCCGCAGCCTGACGCAGGTCAACCTGATGGACGCCGTGGAGGGCAAGCTGCTGGAGAGGCTCGTCACCGACCCGGTGCTCCTGTGCGACGTGCTCTACGCCGTCTGCAAGGTCGAGGCCGACGCCAAGGGAATCAGCGATGAAGACTTCGGCCGGGCGATGGCCGGCGACGCCATCGACGGCGCCACCACGGCACTGCTGGAGGAACTGGTCGATTTTTTCCCGCAAGGCAAGCGCCGGGTGCTGAGCAAGGCGCTGGCCAAACTGCGGAAGCTGGAGACTCAGGTCATGGCGGCGGTGGAGACACGGCTGGACAGCCCCGAACTCGACCGCCTGATCGAATCGGAGCTGAAGCGGCTTACCGCCTCTGTTGGGAACTCGGCGGAATCCTCGGCCTCGATCCCGGCCCCCTGACGCTGCGGGAACTGCTGACGATGGCCGAAGCCCGCAGCCGCGAGGCCTGGGCGCACACGGCCAGCGTGCTGGCGATGCTCGCCAACGCCAACCGCGACCCGAAGAAGGGCCGGCCATTCAAGCCGGCCGACTTTAGCCCGTTCCCACGGAAGGCCCGCGAGGGGGCGGAAGCGCCGGAGCGCCCGATGCGGGCCGACATTCGCATCCTCAAGGCCGTGTTTGTGGACGGGAGGCAATGCCCATGAAGATCAACCTGTCGCGCATTGAGAAGTCCATCATCCTGGGCCTGACCAGCATCATCGCCGGCGGCCTGGTTGGCGTGTTCGCCGGCGGCACCGCCGGCAGCATCACCACGCTGGCCGTGCTGGCGCTGGGCCTGGCGTGGGTGTGGCGCCCGCAGGGCCGCGACGCCAAAACCGGCCGCTTCACCTTCAAGCCCATCCTCCTCCTGGCCGCGCTGCTCATCGTCGGCTGCCAGGGCAAGACGATGGCGCCCAGGGCGCCGGGGACGATTACGCACCGCAGGGAAGCCCAGCGGTGGCAGTTCACCGCGCCACAGCCGGCGGCGCCGATTGTGGTGACGATCCCCGCCCCCGGAAATGGGCGAGCCGGAACCGCGGCCTTTCCGGGGGTGGTGGTCATTCTGCCCCAGGCCGCCGCCGTGCCTGCCGCACTTGAGGAAACCCACGAAGAGAGCCAGGTCGTCCAGCCGGAGAACCCCGCCGCGGCCGGCACAGTCCATAGCGGGCCGGAGGGAACCACCGTCACCATCCCGCCCAGTTACAAGCCCGCAGACCCGCCCGCGCCGGCCACGCCGGCAGAGAAGGCCCTCGGCGGGCTGGTATGGCTGGGGGCGGCGCTGGTGGTGCTGGGCGTCCTGGGCGTGGGCCTGCGCTTCCTGCCGTGGACCGCGGCCGTCGGCGCCGTGGTGCCCATCGGCGTGAGCGTGCTGGTGGCCCTCTCCGGCGGATTGCTCATCGCCTACGCCACCGTCCTGGCCACCGCCCCGTGGTGGGTGACGGGCCTGTGCATCGCCGGCGTGGTCGCCATCGGCTTCCTCGTGGCCATGCGCGATAACTCCAAGCTCCTGGCTCGCAAGCCGGCCGAGACGACGCCGGCCGTCGCGCCGCCGCTGGTCACGTAACGGAGGAATACCGATGGCTTCCGCGCGTGGCATCCGGGCCGGTCTGGCCTACATCGAACTGACGCTCAACGACGCCAAGCTGGTGCGCGGCCTCCAGAACGCCGCCAAGAAGCTCAAGGCGTTCGGGGCGTCGGTGCGCGACTTTGGCGCCAAGCTCGCCGGCCTGGGCGCCGCGGTGCTGGCGCCTCTGGCGGGGACCACCAAGGTCTTCGGCGAGATGGGCGACCGCATGGCCAAGATGAGCACGCGCACCGGGATCTCCGTTGAGGCGCTCTCGGAGTTGGCCTTCGCCGCCGAACTCTCCGGCGTGGAAATCGAGTCCCTGGAGAATGGAATCCGCCGCATGCAGAGGGCCGTGGTCGAGGCGGGCAAGGGTTCGGCCACCGCCCAGGAAGCCCTGGCGACGCTGGGCCTGACGGCCGCGGACCTGGTGGGCCTTTCGCCGGATGAGCAGTTCAAGCTGATCGCCGACCGCATGGCCCGCATTCAAGACCCGGCCCGCCGCGCCGCCGCGGCGATGGAACTCTTCGGCAAGTCGGGCACGGAACTCATCCCACTGATGACCGAAGGCGCCGCGGGCATCGAAGCCCTCCAGGAGCAGGCCCGCCGGCTGGGCCTG